ATTTATATAACTGAAAAGGAGTAATAATCAATCTATTTATTCCAATTAGTCTCATAACGATTGTAACACAACTATGTTCTCTTAACCATGCAGCTTGAAATAATCTCCATTTATCTCTAAATCTAGGACATTTTAATATAATACCATTATGTTGTTTAACAAATGTAAACACAGGATCTAGCTCAGAACCATCTAATATTCTTACATCTATTCTTTTATGAATATGTTCTATTACACACCACTTGTCTTTATGTGGATCATAATAAACTGCACCACAATGTGCCATCCCTTTTTTTCTAAATACATGATACCATTCCTCATTAGGAGGATCATAGAAAAATACTAACCATTCCTTCTGAAAATATCCCATTTACTTCTCCTTGTACTAGCTTCTCTATTAAATACATTCCATTGTTTATAAGCATTAGTTACTTGTGGCTTTGCTGGACCAACAGTTAATGATCTACCTTCACCAGCACCTAGCATTAAGTATTGTAATGCATCATGTACATGAGAATATTTATTCTTATTAGGTTTATCATCATATCTTTCACCAGCAGTTTGAATCCTTCTATAATGATATCCACCTAAAAAACCTTTTCTTAATTGATTACAGCTTTTATTCATTAAGAATCCTGGTTTACCATCTACCATTCTATTCAAAGAAACTTCTACAGATTCTATTCTTAGTCCTACATCATTAGATGGTGCTGGAAAAGCTTGTATACCTTGTTGTCTTAGTATCTGAAATGGAGTTGTTTCATCTGTTTGTGCTCTAAAGTCTCCAGCTGGATCGCCAAATATCTTTAAATCATTCTGACTACAATGTTTTATTATTTCATGTTTAAGTAATTCACCAAACTTTACTGTACCTATATCAAAACATACAAGTTCGTGTAATAGAATCCATCTTCCATCTGGAAGTTTTTGTCCAAAGACTGCCGAAGGCGTAAGTCCAAAGTCAAGTCCAATATAAACAGTAACAGGAGCAAAAGGTATCTCTTCATCAGCAATATGTACATCTTCTCTAAATGAGGGATATACTACTTTACCATCTTCTATAGTACCTAATCTATTTAAAACATAGACATCAATCCATGATTTAGACTTACCACGAATAATATTAGTATAATATTCAGGAGTTACATTCTGTATATTCTCTGCATCTTTATTTAGTTCATAAGCTTTAATCTTATCATTTTCTTTTACTTCTAACATACCTTGTGGTTGTACAAAAAATTTCCAGTTGTCAGGTTTTAATAACATTAATGATTCTTCTTCAGACATATGGTCAGGTGCTGGTACTTCACCAGACATAATTGACCACCAATGATCTTCATCAGGTGCGTTTGTATCTGCTATTACACCATACCATGTAGGTCCACCATCTTTCATAGAAGGAAATCTACCTACTCTCATAGTACAAGCATCTACAATAGACTTAGGTATTTCTCTTGCTTCATTAATCCAAACACCAGTTAGTTCTAAAGATAGTAACTTCTTTACATCTTCAGGTCTGTCAAGAGCTAAGAATATAACTTCAAGCTCTACATCATGGAAATGTATCTTATGTGTGAAGGGTACAGAATAAGCAAAGTTACCGAATGTAGTTTCAGGAAACCAATCCAGCCATGTCTTTATAGTAGTAGTTTTAAGTTGAGGATTTGTATTTCTTATAACTGCCCATCTTGATTTCCGTTTACCATCTGGACTAGGTTCTTGTTTAAGTGCTTTTCTAAATACTTCTATACAACATGATACAGACTTACCTGATCCTACTGGACCACGAAGTCCTCTAAAGAATGAATCATCTTTAAGAAACTCTTTAACAACCTTACCAGGTGCTTTATATTTAAACTCTGTCAATTACCATAAACATCAACACTCTTCTTAACTAATGCAGATACAGTCTCTGGTAAAAGAGATTCGATAAACATATCGGCTTCTCTATCTGTAATAAACTCTTTAGGATAATGTTTNAAATGTTCTCTTTTAACAATGGCTCTTAGTCTCTGTCTGTCTTTACCAGAGATACCATCTTGTTGATATAGCTGTGTCATANTTGTCTAAATCTTTTTACTTTAGCTGATATACCTTTTGGTTGTTTAACAAACTGTTTACCAGCTTTTTTACCCTTCCTCTTGGCTCTTGTTGTTGATGCGTACTCTGACGCTGTTAGACTTTCTATTGCTTTCTTTGGTAGATACCTTTCTCCTGTCTTGGAAGAAGGTTTTCCAGACTTGGTCTGCCACTTCTGTTTTGTCCACGACTTCAGACTTCTTTGCGACTTCGCTAGAGCCATTATGCTTTAGATTTTTTTTTAGCACTAGCACTTAAATCTTTAAAATGAACTACTGGTTTACTACTTGCACTATGTGTTTTACCACTATGCATAGTACCATTAGGCATTTTATGCATTGATCCTTTGTGTTCAGTACCATTCTTAAAAAAATGTTTTACACCTTTTCCCATTACTTATAACCTCCACCTTTCTTTTTATACTCTGATGCTAGTAACTGTGCTTTCCTTGCTGACCATTGACCAGCATTACCACCCTTAGTTCCAGACTTTATTCTATTAAACAAACTCTTTCTCATAGTTGGTTTAGTATAGTTACCAGCTTGATTTACTTTACTTTTTTTTTGCATTAACTTTCATCTTCTTACCTGATTTCTTTATTTCTTTCTTTATAGGCTTCTTCTTCATTGGTTTCATTTTCATTCCATACATTATATACTCCTTTCTACTAATTCTACTTTTTCATCTATACTATAATTTAAAGGTTTAGACCTCAACTGAAAGTTTCTCTCTGCCCATATCTCTAATCTATCTATAAGAAATTTATTATGTATGGTCAATTCTTTTACCTCTGCTTTTAAAGCCTTAACTTCTTTTCTTAATTCTGCAAGTTTCTCAATATCACCCATTTTTTTGTTTACCACTTTACCTTGTTTGCCCAAAACGCAGCAGACATCTTTCCTTTTTTTATATTTTTTCCGTGCCTTGCCTTAAATGATTTAGCTCTTTTAGTCATAGTTCTATCTCCTGTTTTACCTTGCTGACCAAAGCGTATAGTCTTAACTTTATCACCTTCTTTAGCAACTACAACATGGGATTTAGTTTTATGTCCAGGCGTACGCTTGGCTACATTAAAGGCTTTAACTCCAGCTCTTTTAAGACGAGGATCAGACATGAACGAACTTTACTAAATAAAAATATTTTTACAACACAATCTTAGACGAGCCTTTTTTAGCTCTGTTGTGTGTATAAGAGGTTTTCCTCTCACAGCTGTGCTGTTTTCTAACCCCCACTCCTCTAATCGAGATCTATCTTGATGGAGAGTTCTCCGCCCACCTGATGAGATACCTTCTCTGGTGCTCTCATCCCTATCCTATCGAGGACATCCTTACTAGCTTCCAAGCGGACGTAATCACTCTTCGCATTGTTCACAAGATGAACCAATTGATTACTTGCTTGGATAGCTCCCATCCCAATCGTACTACTGATCTGTTGCATCATATAGTTTTGTACCTTTGGGAGACGTAGTGTCCTTGAAGCTACTACTCTACCTGATTCTCCCTTTGCATATCCAGCCTTTTGTGAGGCTTCGGTTATGGTACAACCAGTGGTTACGAGGGCATCAACGAGAGCTCTTTGTTTATACGTTAGCTTGTCTTTTGGAGACAACATGGATCGAGGCATAACGCTAGTAGTAAGAATATAAAAGGTTATGTCAACTAAATAATTGTAAACAGATGTGTAGCATATCCTACCCTAAAGGGTGAGGATCAGCTCCAACGATACAAGATCGTGTAATGGGTAAATGCCTCCTTCACGCATATCCAATGCGTTCAGTCGGAGCACCCAGTCGCATATAGTATGCGAGGTGCTATCTCTCTCTCTGAGCTTCATCATTATATCATAGTAGTACAAGTCCTACAGTTCGCTGAGCTAAAGCTCTGATACGCTCACTTACGCCCAAAGGAGGGTAACTCGCTAACGCTCATAAGACTGACTAGAGACTATGACATAAGGCTGAATCTCATGAAAGGAGATAAACATGATAAGAATAGAAGCATTAATAATACCAACAGTAATTATAATATCAGTCATAGTACTAGGTATTATGATTTATAAAGAGGAGAGGAAAGATGCAAGGCATCAT